ACTGAAAAAGTTGAAACGAAACAAGGATTTGCAGAACGAAGGTCAAGATAAACTTTATGAGGTTGTCAAGGACTATATTCCAAAAGCAGTTTTAGCAAATAAAAATAGGAGCAAAACTTGGGAGTATGGTTACAATGAGAAGTACGACTTTGTAAGTATATCTAAGACTGGTCAAATTGGAGATATAGTAAATATATCTGGATTATACATAGGCCTTCCTTTACCTCCAAAAGAAATTGAATCTCGTTCAAAGAAAAAAGAAGAGCAGTATTGGGAAAGACAAGAACTGCCACAGCCTCTTAGTAGAATACAATCTATATTTCAGTGGAATGAAATGCCTTCTGAATTTAAAAACAAATGGATAGACTATATTGAGTTAGAGTTTGACAAGAGAGAAGATGGGCATTGGTTTATGAATAATGGAACTCCCACATATATTACAGGAGCTCATTATATGTATTTACAGTGGTCTAGTATAGATGTTGGTTATCCAGATTTTAGAGAGGCAAATAGAATCTTTTATTTATTTTGGGAAGCCTCAAAGGCAGATAAGAGAAGTTTTGGAATGATATACCTCAAAATAAGACGTTCAGGGTTTTCTTTTATGGGGTCTTCTGAATGCGTCAACACGGGTACTCTAGCGAAAGACGCAAGAGTTGGTATACTATCTAAAACAGGGGCGGACTCTAAAAAGATGTTTACCGACAAGGTTGTGCCTATATCAAATAGACTTCCTTTCTTTTTTAAACCCATACAAGATGGTATGGACAAACCAAAGACAGAACTAGCCTTTAGGATTCCAGCATCAAAGATTACAAAAAAGAATATGTATGAGTCTGTAGATGACGAGCTAACAGGACTTGATACAACTATTGACTGGAAAAATACTGATGACAACTCTTATGATGGGGAAAAGCTTTTGCTTCTTGTACATGATGAAAGTGGTAAGTGGGTAAAACCAAATAATATTTTAAACAACTGGAGGGTAACTAAAACCTGTTTGAGACTTGGTAGTAAAATTATAGGTAAGTGTCTTATGGGTTCTACTTCAAATGCATTAGATAAAGGAGGAGATAATTTTAAAAAGCTTTATGAAGACTCTAATGTGTCTGTAAGAAATGCAAATGGACAGACTAAAAGTGGACTTTATAGTTTGTTTATTCCTATGGAACTTAATATGGAAGGGTTTATAGATGTCTATGGACAGCCTGTTCTTAGAAAACCAAAAGAGAAAGTTAAAGGTGTTGATGGGGAATGGATTACAAATGGAGCAATAGACTATTGGGAGACAGAGGTAGAGTCATTAAAGTCAGATGCAGATGCGCTGAATGAATTTTACAGACAGTTTCCAAGAAGTGAGTCTCATGCTTTTAGAGATGAAAGTAAGGCTTCTTTGTTTAACCTAACTAAAATATACCAACAGATAGACTACAATGATTCTTTGATTATGGAGCATCATGTCACAAGAGGTAGTTTTCAGTGGCAGAATGGCATTAAAGATAGTAAGGTAATTTTTAGCCCTAACAATAAAGGAAGGTTTTTAATTAGCTGGGTTCCTTCTAAAAATCTGCAAAACAGAATCATAGAGAGAGGGGGTAAAAAATATCCAGCCAATGAGCATATAGGAGCATTTGGATGTGACTCTTATGATATATCAGGAACTGTGGGTGGAGGTGGCTCTAATGGAGCATTGCATGGAATGACTAAGTTTAGTATGGAAGAAGCTCCTGCGAATGAGTTTTTCTTGCAGTATATTGCTAGACCACAGACAGCAGAGATATTTTTTGAAGAAGTGCTTATGGCTTGTGTTTTTTATGGTATGCCAATACTTATAGAGAACAACAAGCCTAGATTGCTGTATCACTTTAAAAATAGAGGATACAGACATTACTGTTTGAATAGACCAGATAAGCATCATTCAAAGCTATCTAAATCAGAAAAAGAGCTAGGAGGTATACCTAATAGTTCTGAGGATGTTAAGCAGGCTCATGCGGCAGCAATAGAGTCTTATATTGAAAAATATATTGGCCTTGATTTTGAAGGGACTTTTAGAGACCCAGACGAGATGGGTTCTATGTTGTTTACTAGGACTTTAGAGGACTGGGCGAAGTTTGATATTAATAATCGTACAAAGTACGATGCAACAATTAGTTCTGGATTAGCTATTATGGCAAATCAAAAACACCTATATCAAACAGAAAAAAAACAATCAAAAATAAAGCTTAACTTTGCAAGGTATACTAATAACGGAACTTTAAGTCAATTAATTACATAGATGAAAGATGTTAAGATAGACATTCCATCTACAGGTTTTCCCAGTCAGTTTGTTTCGGATGCTGAGAAAGCTACTCAAGAGTTTGGTTTGCAGATTGGACAAGCTATTCAATATGAATGGTTCAAAAAAGATGGAAATCAATGTAGATATTATAATCAGTGGAGAGATTTTCATAGACTAAGATTATATGCTAGAGGAGAACAATCCATAGCAAAATATAAAAATGAATTAGCAATAGATGGAGACTTGTCTTATCTAAACTTGGATTGGACTCCAGTTCCTATTTTACCCAAGTTTGTTGATATCGTTGTAAATGGTATGCAAGACCGAGAGTTTAAGGTTAAGGCATATTCTCAGGATGCATTATCACAAGCCAAGCGTAGTAAATACCAAGATATGATTGAGGGGCAGATGGCTGCTAAAGATATTCTTACAACTATTCAAGAACAAACAGGGGTTGACCCATTTGTAATGGACCCTGATGAGCTTCCCTCTTCTGACGAGGAATTGTCGTTATATATGAACCTCAACTATAAACCAGCAATTGAGATTGCTGAAGAAGAGGCTATTGATACAATGTTCCAGGAGAATCACTATGATGATATCCGTAAACAATTAGATTATGACTCTACAGTTGTGGGTATGGCTGTAGCAAAGCATGAGTTCCTTCCAGGTTCGGGTGTACAAATATCTTATGTAGACCCAGCCAATGTAGTATACAGTTACACAGAAGACCCTCACTTTAAAGATTGTTTTTATTGGGGAGAAATTAAAACACTACCTATAACAGAGCTTACAAAGATAGACCCAACCATAACTCGTGAAGATTTAGAAGAGATATCTAAATACAGTCAGAGTTGGTATGACTATTATAACGTAGCTCAGTTTTATGAGAACGATATTTTTTATCGTGACACCTGTACCCTTATGTATTTTAATTATAAAACCACTAAAAAGATGGTTTATAAGAAAAGAATACTAGAGGGTGGAGGCTCTAAGATGATAGAAAAAGACGATAGTTTTAATCCTCCAGATGAAATGCTGGAAGAAGGAAACTTTGAGAAGATAGAAAAAACAATTGATGTATGGTATGATGGCGTTATGGTCATGGGTACTAACATTATATTAAAGTGGGAGCTTGCCAAGAATATGGTTAGACCAAAGTCATCTTCTCAGCACGCTTTACCAAATTATGTGGCTGTAGCACCAAGAATGTATAAAGGAGTTATTGAGTCTTTAGTAAGACGAATGATTCCTTTTGCTGATTTAATACAGATGACACATTTAAAACTACAGCAGGTTATAGCTAGAACTGTACCTGATGGAGTTTATATAGATGCAGATGGTCTTAATGAGGTAGATTTAGGAACTGGAGCATCATATGACCCATCAGATGCGCTAAGACTATACTTTCAAACAGGTAGTGTAGTAGGTAGAAGTTATACTCAAGAAGGAGAGTACAATCAAGGTAAAGTTCCAATACAACAGCTCACAAGCAATTCAGGAGCTTCTAAGACACAAATGCTTATAGCCAACTATAACCATTACTTAGACATGATACGCTCTGTAACAGGCTTAAACGAAGCGAGAGACGGTTCTACACCATCTCCAGATGCATTAGTTGGTGTTCAGAAGTTAGCTGCGTTAAATTCTAATACAGCAACAAGACATATATTAGACGCTAGTTTATATATCTATAAAAGCCTTGCTGAGGCTTTAACATATAGAGTTGCTGATATATTAGAATACTCTGACTTTAAGGAAGACTTTATAAATAAAATAGGAAAATATAATGTTAGTATTCTCGGAGAGATATCTGACCTTTACATTTATGACTTTGGAATATTTATAGAGCTTTCTCCAGATGAAGAACAAAAAGCAATGCTTGAGCAGAATATTCAAATGGCATTATCCAAGGGAGATATTAATCTTGAGGATGCTATTGATATTAGAGAAATCAAAAACCTAAAACTAGCAAACCAGCTTTTAAAGGTTAAGAGATTATCTAAACAAGAGAGAGACGAGAGAATGGCTATGCAACAACAAGCCATGACTGCACAACAGCAGTTAAAATCTCAAGAGCTTGCGGCTCAGGTAGCGATGCAGAAGATTCAAATGGAGACTGAATCTAAAATGAAAGTTAAGCAAGCTGAAGTAGCATTTGAAATTGAAAAGAATAAAAACGAAGCAGCTCTAAAAGCTCAGTTAATGCAGCAAGAGTTTAATTACAACTTGCAGCTTCATAATATGAGTGAACAATCTTTATCGTCTAGAGAAAGCTCTAGAGAGAAAGCAAAGAGCGATAGAATTAGTCAGCAAAATACTGAGCAAAGTAAACTTATTTCACAACGTAAAAATAACTTACCACCTCAGAATTTTGAATCTAATGAAGACAGCTTAGATGGCTTTGATTTAGCGGAATTTGAGCCAAGATAATGCTTAAATTTTTTATTAACTTTGTAAATTAAATTATATCTAATGGAATTAAAAGTAAGAGCGGTAGAATCTGCTCAAGAAAAATCTGTACAAGAAGTTGAACAAGAGCTTCTTGACAAGCATGAACAAAAATTATCTGCCTCAGAACCTACAGAGGATGTTGAGGTAGAAACACAAGAACCTGTTGCGGAATCTAATGAAGAAGCTCAGGAACAAAGTGTCGTAGAAGACACTGTTGAAATAGAAGAGTCAGTTGAAGAACCAACTGAGTTATCTGAAGAACAAGTTCTTTCATATATTGGAAAAAGATACGGTAGGGAAATTAGCTCTTTAGAAGAGTTAGCGGCAGCAAGAGAAGAAGCTGAACAGCTTCCTGAAGATGTTGCAGCCTACTTTAAGTATAAAAAAGAAACAGGAAGAGGGATTGAGGACTATGTAAAATTACAAAGAGACTTTAATTCTATGAATCCTGATGCTTTGCTACGAGAGTATTTGACAATTACAGAAGGCGAAGGTTTAGACACAGAGGATATTGATTCTTTAATGGAAGAATATTCTTATGATGAAGAACTGGATGACGAAACAGTAATTAAGAAAACCAAAATAGCAAAGAAAAAAGCTATTGCTAAAGCAAAAAAATTCTTTAACGAACAAAAAGAATTATATAAGCAGCCCCTTGAGTCGAGCACGGCTGCCAATCCTCAAGCTCAAGAAGAAATACAAGCTTATCAGCAATACTTAGAATCTGTTAAAACTCAACAACAGGAAGCAGAAGTAAAACGAGATTGGTTTATTAAAGAAACTGATAAAGTTTTTACTGGTGATTTTAAAGGTTTTAATTTCACACTTGACGACAAGACAGTAACTTTTGCTCCAGGAGATGCACAGTCAATCAGAAAAAACCAAGAGTCAGTGATGAACTTTGTAAACAAGTTCCTTGATGAAAAAGGTTTGATTAAAGATGCGGCTGGATATCACAGAGCTTTAGCAGTTGCAATGAATCCTGACAAGTTTGCCAAGTTCTTTTATGAGCAAGGTAAATCAAGTGCTACGGAAGATGTGATGCGTAAGACTAAAAATATAAATATGACTGAGCGCAAAGCACCTGAAGTTACAAGCAAGGGAGGATTTCAAGTTAAGTCTGTAAACCCAGATTCTGGGCGAGGCTTAAAAATTAGAAGTGTTAATAGAAAGTAAAATTTTTAAAATTTAAAAAATGGCAGGAAGTGTTCAAGCAACCCCAGGGTATGCTTTACAGCCAAGCGCAGAACAAGTTGCATTGGCTACCAATTACATTACTAACTTCGATTTCTTGAATCAGTATTTACCTGATACATATGAAAAGGAGTTTGAGCGCTACGGAAATCGTACTGTAGCATCGTTTTTACGTTTAGTAGGTGCAGAAATGCCCTCTAACTCTGACCTTATTAAGTGGGCAGAGCAAGGAAGATTACACACAAAATATACAAACTGTTCATCAGGAGCAGCTGCTGCATCTGATACAGCTACTATTACTGTTGCTGATACATTAGTACCTGGTACAGGAAGTATTGCAATTCGTGTGGGACAAACAATTGTTATCTCTGACAACGCAGGAAGTGGATTAAACAAAGGTATCGTTACAGCTGTTGATACAGCTGCTGGAACTTTTGATGTTGCTTACTACGAAGCTGGAGGACAAGTATTCGGAACTACTGAAACTCTTACAGTATTCATCTATGGTTCTGAATTTAAGAAAGGAGCAAGCGGAATGTCAGGTTCTTTAGAAGCTGATGACCAAATCTTTGAGAACTCTCCAATTATCATCAAAGACAAGTATGCTGTTAATGGTTCTGATATGGCTCAAATCGGATGGGTTGAAGTTACTACAGAAAATGGAGCTTCTGGATACCTATGGTATTTGAAATCAGAGCACGAAACAAGACTTCGTTTTGACGACTATCTTGAGACTGCAATGATTGAAGCTGTACCAGCTGAAGCAGGTTCTGGAGCAATTGCTACTACAGGAGATGTAGGAAACAAAGGTTCTGATGGTATCTTCTACGCTGTAGAAAACAGAGGAAATGTATGGGCTGGAGGAAATCCTTCTACTCTTGCAGATTTTGACGCTGTTATCTCTCGTTTAGATAAGCAAGGAGCTATTGAAGAAAACGTAATTTTCGTTGACAGAGACTTTGGATTTGACATCGATGATATGTTAGCTGCTCAAAACTCTTACGGAGCAGGTGGAACTTCTTATGGTTTATTTGATAACGACCAAGATATGGCGTTAAACCTAGGATTCACAGGATTCCGTAGAGGATATGACTTCTACAAGTCTGACTGGAAATACTTAAATGAC